GACAGGCCGGAAGATGTTGCTTCAGAACTGAAGCGCGTGATGACGACCTGTCCGAATTGGGCGGGGGGTCTGCCATTAGCGGCAGAAGTAAAAATTATGGGGAGGTATAACAAGTGAATTTGTTGATAAGTTTTTCCGGCGGTGAAACGTCGGCTTACATGACCAAGTGGATTATGGAAAACTGGCGTGTACGTTACTCCGAAATTTTAGTTGTGTTTGCAAATACAGGCCAAGAAAATGAACAGACGCTTGAGTTTGTAAAGAAGTGCGACGAACATTTTAATTTTGGTAGCGTTTGGGTTGAAGCAGTACAGTTTCATGGTGAGCGCCGTTCATCTGGTTTTAAGACCGTAAGTTTTGAAACTGCGGCGAGGGACGGCGCACCGTTTGAAGACGCGATAACAAAGTACGGTATACCTAACCAAAAATTCAAAGACTGCACCCGTAATTTGAAACAAAAGCCAATTGAGGCTTATGCTAAATCAAGAGGGTGGGCGAACGGCACTTATGATCTTGCCATTGGCATACGGGCAGATGAAGTTGATCGAATGTCAATGAACGCGCACAAACGTCAAATTGTATACCCGCTCATAAAAGATAACCCAATGACCAAGCCCAAGATCAATTCTTGGTGGGCTACGCAGCCGTTCCGGTTGGAGTTAAAAGGATACCAAGGCAACTGCAAATGGTGTTGGAAAAAATCATTCCGTAAGCATTTTACCCTCATTGGCGAAAACCCTGAGTATTATGATTTTCCGCGTCGTATGGAAGCGCAATATGCTTTTATCGGGCCTGAATTTCTAAAAGATACCAGTGAGCGCCCTCTTGACCCAAATTATCGTCGCACGTTTTTTCGCGGAAACAAAAGCGTTGATGATTTATTTGCAGAATACGAGGTAAAGAAGCATCTGTTTATACCCGCTGATGATGAGGCTGCGGTGTTTGATCCTGATTTTGATGTAGGGTCTGGGTGCGAAGAAAGTTGCGAAGTTTTTTCTGACGAAGACAATGTAGGGGTCTAACATGGATTTTCTAGAACACCTGATGAAGGCTGCGCCGGATGGCGAGACGATTTTGGTCGTCAAACAAAAACCAACATCACAGAAGCACAAAGACGGGTCGGTCAAATACTTCTGGCCCGCTTATCTGCCGGATAAGTACAGAGGCGAGGGCGCATGGTACGCCAACACCGCGTCGTTTGTCCTCGACAGGTTCACCGACGGCAAGGTTCACGCAGGCGCAGCGTACTGCGATTATGTAGCGTTCATGGTGCTTGACGACATCGGCACGAAGAGCAAGACGCCGCCGCTTGAGCCGACATGGAAGATGGAGACATCGCAGGGCAACTTCCAGTGGGGCTACAAGTTCAAGTTGGACGAGCAACCGACCAAGGGCGAGTTCTCGGCGGCTATCGTTGCCATTGCCGAGGCGGGCTACACGGATCCCGGCGCTATCAATCCGGTGCGTAACTTCCGTCTGCCGGGTTCGATCAATCTGAAGGACGGTCGGGATAACTTTGCGTCTGTATTAGCGGAGCATACGCCTGAGCGTATGTTCACCCTGAAAGAAATCTGCAACGCGCTCGGCGTTACTCCGCATGCTCCTGACACAAGCACCCGCCGCAAGCTGACGCTTGACGATAATGGTCAGGACGACGTGCTGAAGTGGATGTACGACCGAGGCGAAGTGATCGAGAACGGCAACGCCGAGGGATGGTTTGGCGTCGTCTGCCCTAACGCGGCAGAGCACAGCGACGGCAATGCAATGGGCCGTTACCATCCGTTAAACCGCGCCTACACCTGTTTCCATGGTCATTGCGGCGACTGGACTTCGCGGCGCTTCCTGTGCTGGGTGGCAGAAGAGGGCGGGCCTAAGCATGAGCATGGGCTGCGCGAGGAGTTGATTGCCAAGGCGATGAACGAGGCGCTCAGTAAACTTAGCCCGACCGCGGCGTTTCCAGACGCCGCTGCCGAGGTCATCGCCGAGATAGAGCGCAAGGAACTTGGCCGCGTCGAGAAGGCAGACTGGTACAAACGGTTCGCCTACATCCAAGAGGACGAGGCGTTCTTCGATCTGCAAGACCGGCGCGAAATCTCGCGGTCAACATTCAATGCGCTGTTCCGGCACATCACCTGTAAGTCGATCCACAACGGGCGTCGCATTGAGGCGTCCGTTTGCTTTGACGAGAACCGTCAGGCGATGGAAGCCAAGGTGTTGGTCGGCATTACCTACGCCGCAGGCGAGAGTGTTTTGGTGGCGCGTGACGGCGACGTTTACGGCAATCGGTGGCGCGATGCACGGCCGCAGAGCGCGCCAGGCGACGCACAACCTTGGCTCGACCATGTAGCGTTGCTGATCCCCGACGAGCGCGAGCGTCAACACCTGCTCGACATGATGGCGTTCAAAGTGCAGAACCCCACCATTAAGATCAACCACGCCGTTTTGCATGGCGGCGATGAAGGCTGCGGCAAGGACACAATGTGGGCACCCTTCATCTGGGCCATCTGTGGGCCAGGTCTGAAGAATAGGGGCTTGGTTGACAATGATAGCATCTCGTCCGCGTGGGGTTACCACCTTGAGAGCGAAGTCCTGATCATCAACGAGCTGAAGGAAGCCGACGCTAAAGAGCGCCGCGCACTGGCGAACAAGCTGAAGCCCCTGATAGCCGCGCCGCCTGAGATGCTGCCGATCAACCGCAAGGGCCTGCATCCGTACATGATGCTGAACAGGATGTTCGTCTTGGCGTTCTCGAACGATCCGGTTCCGATCAGTTTGCCGTCGCAGGATCGTCGGTGGTTCTGCGTCTGGTCGCACGCGCCTCGGATGAACGAGGACGACGCGACGCGGCTTTGGAAGTATTTCCAAGATGGCGGCTTCGCGGCTGTCGCGCATATGTTGCAGACCCGCGACGTGTCGGCGTTCAACCCGGCGGCTACCCCGTTTATGACCGACTTTAAGATCAACTTGGTCGAGAGCGGCATGAGCCTCTTGGAAAGCTATCTGATGCGCATGATCGTCAACCGCGAAGGCTCGTTTACGAACGGCGTCATCGGTGGGCCGTTCCACGCGCTGTGCGACACGCTATCGGTTAACGCGCCTAACGGCATGAAAATCCCGCAGTCCGCGCTGCTGCACGCGCTGAAGGAAGGTAAGTGGATTGACAAAGGACGCCTTGCGTCGGCGAAACATGGCAATAAAAAGCACGTCTTCTGCGCGCCTGAATACGCCGACTGGTCTAAATCCGATCTGCGGGACTTCATAGAGCCTAAACCGCAGGCCAAGTTTACCGTCGTATAAATAAGAAGCGCCCGTCGGGGGGTCATCCGACGGGCGCTAAGGCGTTCTGGGAGGAACGCTTAGATGTCTAGCACGGCTCCTATGATGCCGACAAGTGCTAAAGATAATATTGCGATGATCATCGGGGCCACGCTATCGCAATAGCTGTGCAGAAAACAATTCCTGCTAAACAGTACATGATCCGGTCAGCCATTTTTCGACCATATCTTCTTGCGCGTCACAACGTCCGGCATTGGCTCGGCTGGCGGCAGTTCAGACCGCGGATCTTCAGCGATCAGCGCGGCTATGTCCCGCTCAACCGCGTCCATCGGCGATGGCGCGGCTAGGCTCGCCAGTTGAGCGTACCCGGCAATGTCGTCCCAGTGGTCGCGAAAGTTTGGGTCACCGTTCAGGATGCGCGCCAGTTTAGACGCAATCATCTCAATGGCCTCGGCTTGCGGCTCGGTAAGCCTGTTCCAGTTCTTTGACAGCATCATCGTTAGTTTGATCTTCTGACTTGTCTCGGCTGTCTTCGCATACTGCCCGTGGGTTTTCTCGCGTTCGTTTAACATGACTTCCTCTTTCTAACACCGCCTGTGCGGCTACTGTGGATGTATAGTGGTAAGTAATTTGACCGTCGTGCGTGCTTGCACGCCATTGGCCCTTCCATCTGTTGAGGCTGATCCAACCAAGGCGGTTGTCTTGCTCGTCCGCAACAATGAAACAGTCATCCCCGTCGTAAATTAAGTTCATATCTTTTAATCCCATAATAAACGGTTGAATGATCCCGATCACCTATGTAGCGCCCGATCTGGGGCAACGACAGGCCAAGCTCTTTATGTAGCCGATAGTATGCGAGCATCCGTGCGTCGATAAATTTTTTACTGCGGTTGTGGCTAATCAACTGATCCAATGTGACGCCGTGCGATGCGCACACCTCGCGCAGGATCAGCTTCCATTTTGGAACCCCGGCAACGCCTGCAACCTTCAGCAGTTCATGCGCCTCGCGGAACTGCTCGCGCATGGATATTGATAGCGGCGGTGGCGGTGGCGGTGGCGGTGGCGGGACGCTAGGTATAGCGCCCGCCCATAGCCTCGCCCTGACCGCCTTATAATGCTGTTGCAGCTCGTTCATCTGTGATCCTTCCCGAATCCATGCGTAATATGTAAACCCGCGCCTCTGGATGCGTCTTGCACCAGTGGTCATAAACCATCTCGGCATCGGCGAAATTGTCTTCGACCGTATCATCGGCGAAGTCGTCCTCAATTACCGCGACGTAGTAATCAACCTTGTCATAACGTCCCATCATTGCACCCTTTCGATCCGATAGTCCTCGGCGTCATAGTCCGGCATTTCTTGCAGCAGGTCGTCAATCTCGGCCTGCGCTTCCGCAACCGTGTCAAACACCCACGGCACGCCGTCGTCGTCATGCCATAGGTTCGCCCAACCATCGACATAGGTTCTCGTCAATACTTGATACATTTCAGCCCCCGAAAAACTTGCTGAAAAAATCGCGCACGTCATCTGGGCGGCGTTCAGCATATAGAGTGTGTTTCATACCTTTGATGGCGGCGTCATAGTATGCGCTAGAAAAACCTTCGCCATCAATCCAGTCAAAACCATTGCCATTGGCAATGCGGATACCGTCGTAAAATACCGACGCAACGCCATTGCTAAGCTTGCTCGGCGTATCGTTTGCGCGGCATATTGTTGTAACGGCGATATCAATATCGTTGTAAAGCTGTTCACTCATGTTCAACCCCTTAAACACACTAACCGACCATCGGCTAGCTTGTGATCCGGCGGCATGACCGCCGGACTGCAAGCTATCCAACATATTCCAACACTTCGGCCCAATTATCGGTCGATAACAAGCAATCGCCGAACTCGATATCGCATACGGAAAAGCGTTCCCCGCCTAGTTCGCGATCTTCGGGCTTCTCAAAATCAACGAATATTTGGTAGACGCCCCATTGCCATGATGGGCAGACGTCGTTTCGCCATGACCTATCCGTCCAATCCTTCGGGATAGGCGGAAGCGTTGCAGTATCGTATTCTGGAAAAGCGTCGTTAATCATTTTAACCCCCGTTAAATAGGCCGCGCACGGCCATCAATGAAAACGTGCGTAGCGCGCTCACGTACTTTTTTAATGCGGTAATCCACAACCGGCATCCAACGAACACCATCGGGGAAAAACCGCGCATAATCGGTTGCGTCTTTTTCTGTTTTGAAACGTAACGTATTGCCATGCCAATCGCCTTTGACGGACATTTGAACTTGCACTCTGTAAGACATAACAACCCCCGTTAACCTATGACAACATCGCCGATATCGGACATGGCAAGCGCAAGCGCGATTGCGTCTTTGCGCGTCCGATAATGCGACATGAGCCGCCGCTCATTACAAACATCGTCCTCAAACCATAGTTCCCACCGCTTGCCATTTTTTAATACATACCATGTCGTCTTCATGTTACTTCCCCTTAACTGGTTCAATCGTGAATTGACGCCAATCGTTTGACATTACATCCATACAATCAGGATGATCGTCATCAATTTCGGCGCATAGAATGTTAACCCATGAAGCAAGAGACGCGGCAGCTTCTTGCATTGTCGGGAATTGCCCGAACGAACGTAAACCGTATCCCGTGATTTGATTGATCTGATACATTATAACCCCCATAAAACGATTGCAGTAACGAAAGCGCCTAAACAAGCAATCTCGAATAGGTCTATAATAAAATCTTTTAACATCGTGTCAACTCCCATTGTTTCGATTTC